ATAATGATATTGATGATGATATTGATGATGTTATAGATAATACTCTTCCTGATGATGTGATATCTGATGAGATTATTCAAGATAACTTACCTGATATTGTTAACCAAATAAAAATAGGAAAGAATAAGTGTGATTAAAAAATGAAAAAACTTAAATCAAATATTTATACAAAACAGAAACATTTTAATAATGAATACTGATAAATTAGTAAAAGCAATACAAATTATAGTTAAGCAGGAATTAAAAGAGGTTATACCACCATTAGTAAAGGAGGGTGTTAAACAAGAGATGTCTAAATTATTGAAAGAAGAGCGAGTTAAAAAACGTAAAACTTCGGTAACTAAGAAAACTAAGACTAATACCGAACCAAATTTTATGAGTGAGTCTGTAGTTGAAGATGTACCTAATACCAATAATACAAAATCTAATAAGGTTTTTAGTAAGAACCCAGTTATAAATGAGATATTACAGCAAACGAAACCATTTGAATCATCTAAAAAACAAATGACTGAATCAACTGGTGACTGGAAAACTATGAATTTTGATACATCGGATACACATACATTAGGTAAGGGTAATATAATGCAACAGCAAATGGGAGGTAACCCATCAGGACCAAACAAAGGTGGGTTAGGTGTAAATACTGGAGTTGCTGGTTTAGACAGGATTTTAAATCGTGATAATTCTGAATTGGTTAAGGCTTTTAATAGAAATAAATAATAATAATTAGTCTTATAATATAATAATATGGCAGTTGAATTAGGTAGAAAGATTGTACAAGATACTGATGATTTTATCAATTACGGTATAGGGCTTACATTACCATTAAGTTTTGGTGATAATACCTTTAATCAATCTTTTCTAACTAAAGATCAAGTTAAGTCAAATATTAAAAATTTATTACTTACTAAACGTGGTGAACGAATTCTTCAACCTGAATTTGGTAGTAATTTACAAGAATTATTATTTGAACAAAGTGTAGATGACTTAGAAAACAGAATTGAAGATACTATAACGGATACTTTAGAACAATGGCTACCATATGTTACAGCTGAAGAAATTGATATAGAATCAACTGATAGTTTAAAGGATACAAATACATTAAAGGTTTCAATTAAATTTAGAATTGGTGATGATATCAATTTAGAAACATTAACGTTTCAATTAGAGGGATAATAGGATATGGCAATAACAAAAACTACAAAAAACTTTAAGAACAAAGGTAAGGATATAAACTACCTTAATAAAGACTTCACGCAGTTCAGACAAAACTTAATTGAGTTTTCTAAGGCATATTTCCCCGAAACTTATTCGGATTTTAATGAGTCCTCACCAGGTATGATGTTCATTGAGATGGCATCTTATATTGGTGACTCTTTATCATATTATATTGATGATACCTTAAAAGAATCTTTAATGGTTCATGCTGATGATATTGAAAATGTAATAGCATTATCTCAATATTTAGGGTATAAACCTAAAGTAACATCACCTTCGGTAACTACTTTATCTGTTTACCAATTAGCTCCATCCGTTGGAACAGCTAATGAAAACACCGTTGATGAAACATATCTGTTACGTATAAAAGAGGGTATGGTTTTAGAATCTAATAATAATATATCATTTATTACTAGAGATGTGGTTGATTTTTCAGATAGTACTGATAGGGAAATAACACCATACCAAACAGATTCAGTTAGTGGTGAAATTTCCCTTTACTTAATTAAGAAGCAAGTACAAGCTATATCCGCTGAAGTTGTAACAGACGAAGTTGATTTTGGTTCATACGAATCATTTAAGAGTATTAATTTAAGTCAAACTAATATAATTGATATTTATGATGTTAGGGATTCTAATGGTAATAAATGGTATGAAGTACCATACTTAGCACAAGAATTGGTATATGTTGATTATCCTAACACCGAAAATAATGATCCTGAATTATATCAATTTAAAGAAACTGTACCTTATGTATTAAACACTTTAAAAACTTCAAGAAGATTTGTAAAACAAGTCAATGGTGATGGTACTACTACAATTCAATTTGGTGCTGGTAATCCATCGGTAAATGAAGAAACCATTATACCAAGTTTTAAAAATGTTGGATTAGGTTTACCTAATTCTATTAGTAAATTAAATGAGTCATTCGACCCAACTAACTTTTTAAAAACAAATACCTATGGTTCATCCCCATCTAACACAACATTAACTATTAAGTATTTAGTTGGTGGTGGTGTTGAATCTAATGTCAAAAAAGGTGAAATAACTAGAATAAGTAATATTAATTATGATGAAGATACCACATTATTTACACCTACACAACTTTCCCTATACAGATCTGCAAAAAGTTCGGTAGCGGTTGATAATGAAGTACCCGCTACTGGTGGTAAAGGTGGTGATACCGTTGAAGAAATACGACAAAATGCATTAGCTAATTTTGGTTCTCAAAATAGAGCAGTAACTTCTAAAGATTATGAAGTTCGTGCATTATCTATGCCATCAAAATTTGGTTCAGTTGCTAAAGCTTACGCTACAGCTGATGGTACTTTGGATAATAACTCACCATCATCAATTTTAGCATCACCTAAAGCTCTACAAGAGTTTACTGATTTAGTTGAGGGGTTTGTTAATAAACCCGATGATGAGGAATTGGACAGAAAATCAATACAAGAAGAATTACAACAATATTTAATTGGTAAAACTTCTAACGATAATGAAAAAAATAATCCATTCGCTATAAACTTATATCTATTAGGATATGATAAAAATGGTAAGTTGGATTCATTAAATATAGCAATTAAGGAAAACCTAAAAACTTATTTAACTGAATATAAAATGTTAACGGATGGTATTAATATTAACGATGGGTTCATTATTAATATTGGTATTGAGTTTGAAATAATTACTTTTAAAAATTATAATAAAAGTGAAGTTTTAACTGATTGTATAGATGAATTAAAAAATTATTTCAATATTGATAATTGGACATTTAATAATACAATTAATATATCAGAATTAGAATTAATTATAGCAAATGTGGATGGTGTAAGTTCTGTTCCAAAATTGAATATAGTTAACAAATGTGGTGGAGAATATTCACCAAACTCATATAATGTACAAGCGGCAATTAAGGATAAGATTTTATATCCATCCTTAGATCCATCGGTTTTTGAAATTAAATTTCCGGATGCGGATATAAAAGGTAAAGCACGATAATGGCATATTATTTTCTTACAGCATCAAAGGATGCATCAGTTTACTTACAACAACCCGATCAGAATTGTGGTTTAGATGAGATATTAGAGGTTAGTAAAATTTACTATGGTAATATTAAAGATGTATCTCGATCATTTTTAAAATTTGATATTAATTCATTTTCACAATCATTATCTGAAAATTCGGTAGGGTTTGATGAAGCATATCTGATTATGAGAGAAGCTGACTCTGAAGAAATACCATTAAATTTTGAAATAGAAATATATCCAGTTTCTGAAAGTTGGGAGATGGGTAAAGGTACTCGTTTTGATGATATTGAAACCGCTGGTATCACTTGGAATTATCGTGAGGGTGATTCATCTCTTAGATGGGTTAGTTCAATAGATGGAACAGGTCAACCTATTTTTGAGGGAACATCTACTGGTTCATTTGCTGGCAGAGGTGGTGTTTGGTATTCTGATTTCGATGTTTCACAAGAGTTTGAATATAAAACCGAAGATATTGAAGTTGATGTTAGCGATATATTTAACAGTTGGTTAAGTGGTTCAATTGATAATCAAGGATTTATTGTTAAACATAAAAATTCAGTTGAAGAAGATACTAATGATTATGGTATTCTTAAATTCTTTAGTAAAGAAACTAATACAATTCATCAACCTAAGTTAAGGTTAGCTTGGGATGATACAGTATTTACTACTGGCTCGTTGATAGAATTAAATTCGGATGAAATCAAAGTGGGTGTACGTAACTTTAAAAAAGAATATAAAGTAAATACTACTCCAAAATTAAGAGTAGTTGGTCGGGAATTATATCCGATAAAAAACTTTTCAACTACATCTCAATATAATGTAAACAAATTTTTACCGCAACAATCTTATTATCAAATTAGAGATTATCATTCGAATGATATTATCGTACCGTTCAGTGAATATACCACTTTAAGTTGTGATACAAATGGTAATT